TGTGTGTTTGCTCAACGCATACGAGGCAGATGGGTATTACTAGATGAGTTGGTAGCGGAGGATATGGGTATTGTAAGGTATTCTGATTTATTAAAACAACAAATGGCATTGTATATGCCACGCACTTTTCACATTTTTGGTGATCCAGCAGGTGATCATAGAGTACAAACAGATGAGGCAACACCCTTTCAAATACTTAGAAGTAAAGGAATTAATGCTAGACCTGCGCCATCAAATGATGTATTAATACGATTAGAAGCAGTTAATGCTACATTAACCAGAATGACAGATGGTGAATCAGGGTTGTTAATTGATCCAAAATGTATTAACTTGATAAAAGGATTTAGTGGTGGTTATCATTATAAGCGTATACAAACAAGTGGTGAACGCTATGATGAAAAGCCAAACAAAAATAGGTTTTCACATATACATGATGCACTACAGTATTTATTGTTAGGTGCAGGAGAAGGAAGAAATTTAGTGCTTGGAGGAAAGACAAGCAAACCTTTTGTAGCTAAACGAGACTTTGATGTTTATACTGCAAAACCGAAAGCTAATATACATAGCAGGAGAAGAAGATAATGTGTAAGAGTACACCAAAACCACCAGCACCATCACCAACAGAAGTAGCGGCACAAGAGTCAACAAGAAGGGCGCAAAGAGATGCTTTGAAAGAAGAAAGAAGAACAGCAGCACAATTAAAAGATGAGCAAACAGAAATAACACAAGCATTTCTAGCTGGTAGACGAGGAAGAAGAAGTTTACTTTCAGGCAATAGAGGTGGTAGAGGATTTGATCTTACTGATAGTTATAAAACTAAACAAACACTAGGTGCTTAATGATAGATAGCAAACAAGAAATTAATGTTGCACAAATACAAAGTCCAGTAAAAAAAATACTAGCTAAGTATCAACATGCCAAATCATTAAAAGATCAATGGACAGCTACTTTTGAAGAATGTTATGAGTATGCTTTACCACAAAGAGAATCGTTTTATCACGAAACTCCAGGCAGAAGAAGAACTGATCATATCTTTGATGAGACTGCTGTAGTTGGAGTTCAAGAGTTTGCTAGTAGATTGCAGTCAGGTATTGTGCCTAACTATGCAAGATGGGCTGAGTTTGTAGCAGGTACAGAAGTCCCAGAAGAATTACAAAAAGACACTAATTTAGCATTAGATAAAGTTACAGAGTATGTATTTGAAATATTACAAAACTCAAACTTTAGTCAAGAAGTGCATGAAACATTTTTAGATATAGCTTTAGGCACAGGAGTTTTATTAGTTGAAGAAGGCGATGCAGTTCAACCAATAAAATTTAAAGCTATTCCATTACCACAAGTATGTTTAACAAGTGGCCATGATGATAAAGTAGATGCAGTTTATCGTACACGTAAAATGAAGTTAAAAGAACTTACTTTTGCTTATGCTCAACCAATCTATAATGACAAGATGGCTATGGATATGGAAGCAAATCCCGACAAGGAAATTACTGTAATTGAAACATTGTATCGTGATTATTCAAACACTAAAGAAGAAGTAAATATTTTTTGTGCAATAGCAAAAGATTATGAACATAAAATATATGATGAAGAATATAAAGGTGTAGGTAGTAACCCATATATTACCTATCGTTGGTCTAAATGTTCAGGAGAAACATATGGCAGAGGACCATTACAGTTTGCGTTACCTGCAATTAAAACTGCTAATTTAGTCGTAGAACTAATATTAGAAAATGCACAAATGAGTATATCTGGTATGTACCAAGTGGAAGATGATGGAGTCATTAATGTTGATAACATTGCACTTATTCCAGGTACAGTAATTCCGAAAGCAGCAGGTAGCGCAGGTTTACAACCAATAGCACAAGCAGGTAACTTTAATGTATCTGATCTTGTGTTAAGAGATATGAGAACAAATATTAAGAAAGCGTTATACAACGACATGTTAGGCAATCCAAATGAAAAAACACCTATGTCTGCAACAGAAGTAGCAGAAAGACAAGCAGACTTGTCCAGGCAAATAGGTGCTGCGTTTGGTAGATTACAAGCAGAACTTGTTAATCCTGTACTTGCAAGAGTAATTTATATCTTAAAGAAACAAGGTCGTATAGAAATACCAGTTGTTAATGGTAAAGAAGTGCAAATAAAATCAAGTAGTCCATTGGCACAAGCACAATATCAATCAGATGTAGTAAACATAGATAGATTCTTAGGTTTAATACAAGGCAGAGTAGGGCCACAATTACTAAATGCCATGATAAAACAAGATGAAGTTGCAAAATATATTGCAAAAAAACTAGGAATACCAGAAGAATTAATTAGATCACCAGAAGAAATGGCACAGATGATGCAACAAATGCAACAGATGCAACAAATGCAACAGATGGCACAAGGCACTCCAGCAGAAGGAGTAATGGAAGGACAATAAGTCCTTGACTTTTGGTAACATTTTTATATTATCGTAGTGGGAAGTGAAGCACCTTTAACCCCCACAACAGTTAATGATGAAAGTACCTTCGCTTCCTCGATGTTTCACATGGAACATTTGTAACAACATGAGGTGTAGCATGGCAGAAAAGAAAGTTAAAACATTAATAGGGCTTGATGGTATGGAAAGAACGCCAGACCAGGAAGAAGCACTTAATGCAGTAGCAAGAGCATTATTCACATCAGATGCAGGTAAAACATTTTTAAATTATTTAAGGTCTATTACGATTGAAACCGTAGCAGGACCAGAAGTATCTGATCATCAACTACGACATATAGAAGGACAACGCTATGTTGTAGGTTTAATACAACGCAGAAGCAACAAAGGACAATCACAAAAAATAGTGGAGGACAGTAACAATGGCTGAAGAACAAATAACCGAACAAGAAATCTTAGATGAAGTACCTGAAAATGAAGTACCTCAAGAAGAAAGACCAGAGCATATACCTGAAAAATTTTGGAAAGAAGGTAAGGTTGATTATAATGAAATGGCAAAGTCATATACACAGTTAGAAACTTATGTTGGTGGCAAAGAAGAATCTATTAAAGAAAAATTAATAGAAGAACTTGCCAGTGAACATGCAGAGAATGTGCCAGAAGCCTATGAGTTACCTGCTTTACCAGAAGGTATAACAGAAGAAATGGTTAATGAAAATCCTATGACTAATTGGTGGACTGATGTTGCTAAACAAAATGGATTTACACAAGAGGAATTTGATGCTGGTATAAATACTTATGTAGAAATGATGCAAGATCAACAACCTAATCTTGAAAAAGAAATGGAAGCATTAGGTGAAAATGCTAATTCAAGAGTAGATGCAGTTAATGCTTGGGCTAGTAAGAACTTTCCACCAGAAGAATTTGAAGCTATTCAATATTCTTTAGGTACAACAGCTCAAGGCATACAAGCTATAGAGCGTATCATGGATATGCAAAAAACAGGTGTTAGATCTGAGCAGTTCACGCAACCAGAAAAACAGCTCACAATGGCTGATGCTAGAGCAATGATGCAAGACAAAAGATACTTTGATCCAAGATTTAGAGATGAAGCATATGTAGCAAAAGTAGATGCTGCATTTAGAATGTTGACAAAGTAATGCTTTATGTAGAAAAAACAATCCCTGATGATTGTTTTAGACTAGCTCCAAATTTAAAGCAGTTAGATAAATATGAGTTAGCTGCGGTTGGTTCAGATCCTCTTTCTGCTTTAATTGATCCATTTAGATATAATAGACCTAATACCATACAACTTACTATATTTGATGAAAACCATAATGTTGTTGCACTATGGGGAGCAATGCCAATAAGTAAAACACAACCAAGAAAAGCAGCCATATGGTTTTTATCATGTGAATTACTTGATAAACATAAAAGATATTTCTTACAACGAAATCATAAATGGCTACAATATCTTGAATCTCACTATGATTTTGTATTTAATTTTATAACAAAAGAACATAAACAGAGCATAAGATGGTTAAAATGGCAAAATTTTTCCTTTTCTAATAACACAACACTTGCTAATGGCGTTGAAATGTATTACTTTTACAAGTATCTACCAAAGGTAGATATAGATATACAGCCCATTATTTCGGAGATAGGCCCTAAATGGACAACCGAATTGAAGGATAAAGGACAACTGTGAAATATTAATTTAATTTAACAGGAGATAACGATGAGTACATCTATATCAACTGCCTTTATTAAACAGTTTGAAGCAGAAGTTCATATGGCATATCAGCGTATGGGTTCAAAATTAATGAATACTGTAAGGCAGACAAAAAATGTAAAAGGTAGCCAAGCTCGTTTCCAGAAAGTAGGGAAAGGTACAGCCGTTACTAAAAATCGTCATGCTGAAGTTCCAACAATGGATATCACACATAGCACAGTTGATGTAACACTAGCTGATTACTACGCAAGTGATTATGTTGATACCCTAGATGAGTTGAAAACAAACATAGACGAAAGACAAGTCCTAGCTCAATCTGCTGCGGCAGCTTTAGGTAGACAAACAGACCAATTAATCATTGATGTATTGGATGCAGGTTCAAACTCTGCAAACATTGCGCATGGTTCTGCTGGTCTTACATTAGCAAAAGCATTAACAACATATGAGACATTTGGTGAAGCAGATGTTCCAGATGATGGCGGAAGATACTTTGTAGTATCACCTGCTGGTTGGGCTGACTTGCTACAAATTGATCAATTCTCAAGAGCAGAATATGTTGGAGAAGGTGAACTACCTTACTCTGGTGGTATGACAGCTAAGAGATGGTTAGGGTTCTTATTTTTCACACATTCAGGATTAACACTTTCTAGTACAACTAGAGATTGTCATGCTTATCATAAATCTGCTATTGGCCTTGCTACAGGTGCCGATATTAAGACTGAGGTAAATTATGTTCCTGAGAAAGTAAGTCATTTAACAACATCTATGATGAGTATGCAGTCTGTTGCTATTGATGCGACTGGCTTTATGCAAATCCAGATTACTGAATAAGGGAGGTTAATTATGGCTTTAACAGCGACATCATTAAAGTTAGTAGCTGGAGCAGGGACAGGTAATGTATTTCATTACGAAACTGCTGATGCACCAGGAACTGTTGCAGGTTCTGGTTACTTCAATTCAGTAACTGACAACCTAAAACAATTTGATATTATTCTTGTTGCAGGTACAACAGGTGGTACAGTAACTGTAGATATGTTGGTGGTAACATCAGCAACAGGTGCAGCGACTGTTACTTGTACAAACGGCACATAATTGTGTCATTGATGTGGGAGTTAGGTCCGACTACACCCTAAACTCCCACTTCATTTACTGGAGGTATTATGTTATCAGAGACTAGATTTGACATATGTAACAAAGCATTAGTATTGGTTGGTGCTAACATAATAACTAGTTTTGAAGAAGCTACTACAGAATCAACAGTAGCTGGTCAATTATACGAATCAACACTAGAAGCAATGCTAACCAGAATACGCTGGAGATTTGCATCTAAACAAGTACAACTAACTAAAGTAGCAGAGAATCCATTAGGCAGATTTAAATCATCTTATCAATTACCAGCAGATGCTTTGTTAATACATACAGTTACTGTTAATGACAATGTAATTGCATATGATAGATATGGCGATAAAATTTTTACTGACACAGGTTCTGGTGATACATTGATTTGTGATTATACATTTCAAACTAGTGAAGCAGAGTTCCCAGCATATTTTAAACAATGCATGGTATTTGAACTTGCTAGTTTATTTGCAGGTGCGATTGCAAGAAATGATACTTTGTCTGAGTTATACAGAAATAGAGCATTAGGACAAATAGCTATTGCTAAGTCAACTGATGGTCAAGCTCAAACGACTAAGCGTATGGATGTTAATAGAATACGCAATAGAAGAAATCGTACTGCATTTAGTAATATTAACGCAACAGTACAGAGCTAATGAATGGGTATACAAAGAATACACCAAGCAAGTTTTGTAAGAGGCGAACTAGATCCTAAGATTGTATCAAGGGTTGATGTTGTCGCATATGAGCAAGGATTAAAAAAAGCTCGTAATGTACTGACTCTTAATCAAGGTGGTATAGAAAGAAGGCCTGGAACAGTACATAGAGCAGATGCTGGAAGTGCAACAGGTAGATTAGAATCATTTATTTTTTCAGATGATCAGGAGTATGTCATACTTTTTCAAAATACTACTATAAAAATTTATAGTAGTAATGGTACTTTGCTTCAAACAATTACATCATCAGGTATAGCAACAGCACAACTTTTTGAGTTTACTCATACACAGCAAGGCGATACCATGATTATTACACATAAAGATTTTGCACCTAGAATATTAAAAAGAACAGGAGCAACAACATTTACTTTATCTGCTTTTGAATTTGATTCTAGTGTTAACTCAGAAAAAGTATATCAGCCATATTTTAAATTTGCTGATGATAGTATTACATTAGATATTAATCAAACTGCTAAAGGCACAACAGGTGTAACATTAACAACATCTGCTGCATATTGGACATCAAGTCCATCATATATTGGTACAAGAGTAAGATATCATGGAGCAGAAATATTAATAACAGGTTATACATCATCAACTGTATTAACAGGTACATTACTTGCTGATGTTGAAATAGAATTAGACGATGCACCATTTAAAACAACACAAGGATCTGGTGTAGTAGAAGTTACTTTAGTAGAACATGGTTTTGCAACTGGAGCTAGTATAACTATATCAGGCGCACAAGATATTTTTGATTCAGATGGTGCTGGATTAGCAAGTGCAAATATTAATGGTACATTTACTATAACTAACATTGATGACAATAGATTTAGTTTTACTGCTGGTAGCAGTGATACAGCAACAGAATCAGTAGATGGTGGTGGAGCAAATGTTAGAATTGTTGGACACCCAGCAACAAGAAAGTGGGACGAACAACTATATAGTGATGTGCATGGTTATCCAAGAGCATGTGCTTTTCATGAGCAAAGATTATATTTTGGTGGTAATACTAATGCTCCTGATTATTTAACTTCTAGCAAAGTAGCAGGGTTTTTTAACTTTGATGTAGGCACAGGTAAAGATGATGAAAGTTTGCAAATGCAAATAGCATCAGATCAAATAAATGAGATAAGACATTTGGTTAGTGGTCGTGTATTAGAAATATTTACTAGTAGTGCAGAGTTTTTTTTAAGACCACAAACAGCAAAAAACATAACACCATCAGATTCAATGATAGTAAAACAAACATCTTTTGGTGTTCAACAAAAAGGTATGCCTAGACCTTTTGATGGTGGTACTTTGTATGTACAAAAAAATGGAAAGAATATAAGAGATTATGTTTTTGCTTCAACAACAGAATTATTTGATAGCAATAATACTAGCTTAGAATCTGCACATTTAATTAATAGTCCTATAGATACAGCAACAGCTTCTACTTTGCCAGACAGAACTGAGCAGTTATATTTTATAGTTAATACAGATGGTACAATGTGTGTCTATAGTAGTCAGAAAGAACAAAAAATATTTGGATGGACACAATGGAATACTGATGGTAATTATTTATCTATCTGTTGTTTATCATCAAGTATCTATGTATTAACATCAAGAACGATAGATAGCTCAACAACATATAGCCTGGAACAATTTGCAACCACTCAGTTTGATATACCAACCGATATGTCATTTACCAAAACTATATCAGCTAGTTATCAACCACATGGTACAGTTAAAAACAAAGGTGCAGTATCTAGCGGAGTAAGTCAGTTTATTATAGATGGAGCAACTAATAGTCCTAATCAAGGAGAGACATTTCAGTTTGGTGGTTCAGGCACAACGCATACAGTTACAAGTGTAGTAGCAACAGGTGCATCAAATGAGTATGTAATATCAGTCAGCCCAGTAACAGCATCTATTAGTGATAATACTGACCTAGTATTTTTAACCAGTCGTGTGTTTACAGGGATAACACAAGTAGGCAAGACAGTACATGCAACATCAGGTTCTACAGAAGATGGAGATTTTTTCTATTATGGTAGTGCAACTGTTGCATCAGGTGGTACGGCTGTATTTCCACAACCAGCAGCAGCCTGTGATATTGGTTTAGATTATAATATTACAGTAGAAACTTTACCACAAGATGCAAGATTACAAGCTGGGGTTTTAACAGGTATGCCAAGAAAAATAGGTAAAGCTGTATTAGAATTATCAACAACATATAATGTTACGATTAATTCTAATCAAGTTTTAATAGGTAGTAATCCTAATGATTCTACATCAGGATTACAATCCTTGACAGGCAAAAGAGAAGTACATACGCTTGGTTATGAAAAAGATCCAACATTGACAGTATCGCAAACAGCACCACTACCAATGAGGGTATTAGGTATAACATCGGAGGTTTATTATTAATGTGTAATATATATGCCGCTATAGCATTAACAGGTTATTCAATGATAGAAGCAAAAAAAGCTCAACAAGCTAGTGATGCTATGGCAGAACAAAAATATAGAATGGACATGGAAGAAATAAAAGATAATCGTAAGTCTGTTATGTTAAATAGTTTGCAAAATGGTAACGCATACAAACAACAATTTTTAGAAAGATTATCAACTAACAATCTTATATTAGCACAAGGTGGTAAACTTGATACTGGGACTGGTAAGGCATTAACAGGAGCAGATCAAACAACAAAGAAACAAGATTTAAATGCTGCTGCATTGAAAGCATCTAACGACATGATGGGATTATCTTATAGAAGTTATGATGCTAGATTGCAATTAGCACAAAGCAAACAAGAATCAAAAGCACTAAGAAATCAGGCATATATAAAAGCAGGAATGACTTTATCAATGGCAGCAAGTGGTATGGAAAACCCATTTGGTAATGCTAGTAAAGGTGGAAGCATAGGTAAAACAAGTATGTTAGATTTTAGAGGTGGGACAGCAGGTACTGGAGGTTTTTCTCCAAATCCAATAACAGGCAAATTTAATTATTGAGGTAAATAAATGGCATACAAAAAAATATCAAGGTCAGTATTTAATCAGCCTACAATAAAAGTTAATCGTAGTAATCAATTAGAATCATATCGTCAATCATTTGCTAGAAGTGAGTTTGGTAGAATAGATACAACACAAAATGTTATTAACACAAAACTCAATGAATATAAAATAGCACAAGAAGAAGAAGGTGCAAAACTTGGTAAACAAGCTGAAATAGTATATGAAGATGCAACCTATTTTGATGATAATGGTGTAGAAAGAACACATAGAATAGCTCGAAAATATGTTACACCAGAACATTTAATTAAAACATCATGGGCTGCTAATAAGTTTCAAGAAGAAGTAGAACAAAATTATTTAAATGCTTTGGTTGGAAATGCTAATACTATTATTGATGATGAAAAAAATTTAGCAAAAACAAAAACTAATTTTGACATGACAGTTGCAGAAGCAACAGCACAGTTAGATGCAAATGTATCTCCTGCTTTAGAAATGTTAAAGAGTACAGTGCCATCTACATATGCAGCAGTCTTTGATTACAAAGTTGGACAGTTGCAAAGCTCAGCAAGAACAGAATTAGCTAATAAACAAATGGGAAAACTTGATCAATTAAATCAAGCAATGGCGGTAAAAGAACAAACTGATTTTGAAGAACAATATTTAACAGCACTTATAACTGATCCAGAAAGAGCAAAAGAATTATTAACAATAGAAACAGATAGACAATTTCGTAGAGGACAAAAAGGCTCAATAACAGGATATACATTTGAAGATAAAATTTCAGGTTATACAAAAGCAGGAGTATTTGGTAAAAATTTTGCTCAATTTATAGACACAGATTATTCAAGCGAACAGTCATTAGCAATAACAAGTGAAAATATAGATGGTGGATTATTATTATTAAATATGGATGCACAAACTGTACCATTAAGAGATAGAGATGGAACTATTAAAGAAATTTCATTAAAAGATTTAGGCTTAGATGGTGATAGTCCAGAAATATTTGCACAAAGAAAACAAATATATGACATGTTAAAACGCCACAAAACTATGATAGATAAAAAGTTTACAGAAAATCAAGAGAATACAAAAATTAATGATCATATATTACATAGTTCAATATCTGGTAATGATATATATTCAGCTACAACACCAAAAACATATATAGAAATGCAAAAACAATTTGATCAAGCTGGTTCTTTTTTTAATCAAAAAGGAATAGCCATATTTGTTGCACTTAAAAAAAGTGTAGATCCTACATTTGATACTACTTTTGATGATGAGAATATGTTTGAGCCACAACATGCAAATATATTATCAGAATATAAACAGTTTGTTGGAGGACAATATGGTGTTTATTCTAACTTACAAATAGAACCATTTAAATCTTCTATACAAGCTATGTCAGCTAATCCAGAACAATTATCGCTGCCAAATGTTATAAGAACACTTGAAAGTTCTTTGTTTCAAAATGTTGTAAGTAATAGGTATACCGATATTACTGGCGCACAAAGAGCAAAAACTTTAATAAACAATTTAAGTTTAAGTGATAAAGAAATAGAAACAATACAAGACTTAACTTTTTTTGCTAAAAATTATGGCACTCTTTCAAGTGGAGGTAGTGCAACAGAAGCAGCAGAGCAATATCAAAACTATTTAAAAAATAAAGCAATTGTAAAAAAACAAGGTGGTTTATATAGAGAAAATATTTTTGGTATTGGTATTGCTGATGAACAAGAAATAAAAGAAATTGGATCTAACTATATTATGAAAGAATTTAGTGATAAAAATTTTCGTACAGATACAACAGTCTATGCTAGTTTGATACAAGAAACACATGAATATGTTATGAAAAGAGCATATGAATATGCAGCTTTAGGAAATAAATTAGATGAAGATGATATTGAACTAATGGTCGTAGATTCTGTACAAGCAAGAATTAATCGTGGTGACTATCAAGTAGATCAATATGGTTATGAACCAGGCGGTATACGAGATGACAGAGATGAAGAAAACAAATTAAAATTATCTAAATGGGGAGTTGGCAATTACTTTAATAAAGAACCTGATTATAGTGAATTACGTTTTGATGCAGAAAGTCAAAGTGCAAATGAAGAATTAAAACAAATTTATTACGACAGAATGGTTGAAGAAAAAGGTATTTATATCGATAAAACATATACCTGGCATCAGGTACAAAATATGATGTTAGATAAACTAGATATAAAAAAATCTAAGTTTGAATCTTTTCAAAAAGAAGATGCACTAATAGGCGATACTGTATTTTTAGAACCTGTTAATCCAAATGCAATAAATGGCAATGATATTTTATATCAAATGATATTTATGCCAAATCCAGAAGGAAAAAATGTAAGAACAATGATTGGTAAAGATAGTAACCCTATTACAATATCAAGAAAACAAATACTTGAATTATCAAAAAGTAATGATAAACCAGAAAATGAAACATATAATTTATTATTTTCTGCTTATAAAAGAAAACATGATATAACTACCCCGTGGTACAAAAAAGTTGATAACTTTTTATTTGCACCATCTGGTTTTGAAACTGTTCCATACGGCGTACGGGTACGCCCTATTGGTGGTAAACCAAATAAAAATGGTATTTTAACTAATTTATTAACAGGTGATTAGATGGCAATAGATAATAGTTTTAATAATTTATGGTACGACAATAATTTGTTTCCAACAGAGCCTGAACCTTTACCTAGAGGAAGAACATCATTAGAAGAAGATCCAACATATTATGATGCTGTTAGCGCAGCCTGGCAATTAGAACCAATAGGACAACTTACTTCACAAATAAAAAATCAAGGTTTATGGTTAAATGAACCAGAAGAAGTTATTCACGATATAGATGATCAATTAATAGGGTATGAAGATTATTTTGATCATTTTTTAGATGTACGAAATCAAACGCATTTAGATTTTATAAAAGAAAAAATTGAATATAATATTCATTTAAGAAGCGTAAGAGAAAGTCATGGCATAACGCCAGAAATCATTGCAGCATTTGCTGATCCAATTACATATGCTCCTATACCATTAGTTAAAGGTTTATCTTTTGGTAAAAGATTTATGCAAGGTGCAAAATACTCGGCAGGTTTTACAGCACTAGCAGAACCTATAAGACAAGAACTAGATCCAACAGCTACATTAAGCGAGTCAGCATTATATATTACTGGAGCAGGTATATTAGGTGGTGGTATTTATGGAGCATTTGGTAAACGAGGAGTTGGTAATGTTGGCAAAGGATCAGGTGATAGTCCTGGAGATAAAGCCAATGCAATGATGGAAAATTTTTATGATAGTGAAAATGTAAAATTACGAAGTGAATATTATAATCAAGACACAGATAAATTTTATAAAATTAAAAAGAAAGATTATAAATTAGAAAATAATAGTGGTGATGATATTACTATTAATGAAAAAAATAAAATAAATAACGAAGATATTTTAGAGTTAAAAAAAGGAGAAACTTGGAGAGGCAATACACTTAAACATGACACAGTAGTTGTTGATGAAGCAAAATTAAAACAAAAATTTGATGATGGTTCATATGTAGAACCAGATATTGCTGGAGCAAATCGTATTAATGAGTTTGATTCATTTGAAGATTATGTTGAATTTAGTATACAAAAGAAAATTATGAAAAATGATGGGACAGCGCCAACAGGTAGAACTCCTATTGAAACAGAAAATTTAATTAATGCAGAAATTTATGATGATATTTTAGCAAACAAAATAGGTAGAGAGACTGCTGGTAGAGGAAGCGTAGAAGATAGAAGTTGGATTGCAGAAAAAGTAGATAGAGCAATTACTACACTTGGCAGTCTAACTAATAACAAAATAAAAGATAGAAGAATAAGTAATGCTATTGCTGATTTTGCATTATCTTTAACTGGTGATGGAGCGACTGTTACTAGGGCATCAAAAGCTGGAATAGCTATTGGAGCTTCTGCTCTTATTAAAGCAACACAAAGACATTTTAGAACTATTGGTAATTTTAATCAAAGATTACAAAGAGGTTTTCAACAGTATAGAAAAGGTATAAATGAAACAAATAAAGAAACAGTTGGATATAATTTTGGTGCAACAGGCATACGACTTGGCGATGCTCTAGACACAGGTGCAAGAAAATTAGGATTTAAAAAAGGACAAACAGAACAAGTTAAATTTGGTGAATTTACTGAATTAATAACAAAAGCAATTAGAGATAAAGAATATTATGAATCTGCTCATCCAGTTATACAAGGATTAGCTAATGAAATAAAAGGCATCTATCGTTTACTTGGTGAAGAAGCTGAAAAATTAGGTATGTTTCAAAAACAAAAAGATATAAATAAATTAAAACAAAAATATATACCTAGAATAGAAAGAGCAGAAAGAGCTTTAAAAAATACAAAAGATAAAGAAATTAAAGAAATAGTAAAAAGAAGATTAGAGTATGCAAAAAATAAACTAGAAGAATTAGAAGCATTAGAAGATGATATTGTTGAAGGATTAGTTGATGAATTTAATCCTTTAGTTAATGATTATGTAAATAGAGTATATGACATAGATGCTATAAATAGAGATATATCAAATGAAGTTTGGTTGCCTAATGAAAGTATAGAAGCTATACAATATATGAAAGGTTTAAAAGATGGTTCATATAAAGGAATTATAGAAGGTATGGTTGTATCGTTTAGAAAAAATCAATTATTTACTGACATAGAAAAAGGAAGTCAAGTAGAAACTTTAAAAGGAGAATATGGAGTTGTTACAAATATTCGTGGTAAACAAGTAACAGTTAAATTTACTGATAAAAATGGAAAATCAAAACAAAAAAAATTTGGTGAAGGATTTTTAATTCATGTTAAAGGACAACAAGTAGGAAAAAAAGATAACATATATGGAAGAATAAAATCTTTAGACACAAATGGAGACATTGTTGCAACCATTGATGGCCAAGATGTATCTGTTGGTAGAACTAGATATAAAGTTAAAAGTCAACGATTGCAAGATTATCATTTAGAAGATATGAGGTATGTAAATATTCCACAAGCAGGAACTTTTAGAAGATTATTATATGATAATTTTAGAAAAGATCCGAATACATATACATATAAAAATGAAAAAGGCGAAAAAGTTTTTGTAGAAGATATAGGTGGTCAAAATGAAATTATATATATAAATGCAAAAGTTAATGACACTATTTCAAAAATTAGGAGAGATGGTCAAAATCTTAATATGGATGGAAACACAGTAGATGAATTAGGTTTAGATGGTAAAACATATATAAATAACGAAAGTGCATTTCAATCAAGAGCAATAAGACTTACAGATAAAGAATTAGAAGGATATTTAATAAATGATATTAATTATTTATTAAGGATGTATTCTGAAAAAATGCACAAACGCATTGCAATGGCAGAAAAATTTGGTGAAGCAAATGCTGAAACTAGATTATGGGATATGGATATGGATATATTAGAAAATATAACTAAAGATGAGTTGCCTGAAGCCAAAAGAATAATGACTGATCTTAAAGATAATAGAGATAAAATATACAATATCTTTAATACATCAGATCCAAGTAGCTTTATGCAATCAAGACTACCAGCAGCATTAAGAAACTGGGCTAGTACAGCAATGATGGGTAAAGTATTATTTGCATCTATTGTTGATTTTGCTCGTATACCTTTAGTGCATGGATTTGGTAATACCTTTAGATATTTAAATAGTAAACATATGTTTGCAGCAGATAAAACAGAATTTAATGAGCAGATAGCAAAAAATTCTTGGCTTGGTGATGTATATGATGTGCAAATGAACCAAGCTAATGCAAGACATACAGGTAATACAGAGTATAGAGTAGGTAGAGGTGAATCTATGTTTGGACAATACTTTGATAAGATAGTAGGCAAACCTTTAGAAGGACTTCAATCACCTTTTTATCATATGAACTTACTATCTGCCTGGACTCATAAGATGAAACAAATGACTCAGCATATTTCTACACATAGATTTTTAGAAGATTGTCAAAAAGTAGCTAATGGCACAGCATCTGAGTTTGATATAAGAAGATTAGCTCAATATGGAATAAATAAAAAAGATGCAAGAGGTATAGCTAAGATGCCTACCTATAAAACTACTAATGGTATGTTGTATACCAAAGAACAAGAATGGTTATCTACACCTAAAGGTAATCATTATGCAGATTTAATTAGATTTGGTAGTTTTATGGATGTACAAAGAACTATTATTACACCAAGCATTGCTGATAAACCAAATATGATGTTTGGTGTAATAAGAATTAGAGATGAAGGATTAGCAGATGCGTTTGATAGTGATGTATTTAAATTTTTAGGTGGATTTGAAAAAACAGAGTTTGGTGGAAAGTTTAATAATGGATTCTTAGCACTACCATTTCAATTCTATGCTTGGTCATTTGCAGCAAACAGAAAACTTATGTTAGCTGGGCTTTCAGGCCGAGAAAGAGATTTAATGTATGGAGTAATATCAATGATTGGGTTTGCAGCATTAGGAGATTACTTAAAAAATCCTATGTATTATCAACATAAATCTTCACAAGAAAGAATATATAGAGCAATAGAAATGTCTGGTGTTTTAGGATTACCTGGTGATGTAAACTTTATGTTAGAAACAATATCAGAAGGATTTTTTGATACACCATTAGGAGTAAGACCTAGCATAGGTACATCAGGAAGATTTGGTGATGCTTCATATCTTGATGCAGCAGGTGAATTTACAGGTGCAGGGCCAAGTTTGTTAATGGAAGCTATACAAGCTATAGGCGGAGATATGCCATTAGGTGAAAGATCCATGATGCTCAAACGCTTGTTACCATTTAATAATGTGTTATATTTAGACGGAATAAACAAAAAAATAGCCAATAGTGCTGCGGAGTTTTTAAAATGACAATAGCAACAGCTAGAAATAATCCTAGAAATACATATACAGCTACTGGTGGACAAACAGTATTTACTATAGGTTTTGAATTTTTTGCCACAGGAGACATTAAAGTATTCCGTAATGGCACAGCATTAACCTACAATGCAGCACCTAGTAGTGTGGCACAGTTTAGTGTACAAGGTACAACCAATGCTAGTGATAGTGCATACGAATTTGGAGCTGGAGGCACAGTAACTTTAGGTGGTGGTGCAACAGCAGATGACAGCATAGTAATTGTACGAGACATAACAGTAGAAAGAACAACAGATTTTACTCCAGCCGCATCTTTTGATGTAACAGCATTAAACAGTCAGCTTGATATCTTGATGGCTATGATGGCAGAGAGAGAGGAAAGTACCTCAAGATCAATTCGTCTACCATTAACAGAAACTACTACAGGTTTTGATATGCAACTACCTGTACAAGCAAGTAGAGCTAATAAAATACTAGAGTTTGATGCCGATGGAGATCCAGCTTGTACTATTACCTCAACTAATTTATCTGCACTTGGTGCTATTACTGGCAATATAACTACTGTTGCAGGTATAGCTAGTAATGTAACAACTGTTGCTGGTATATCAGCCAATGTAACTACATGTGCTGGTAAAGCATCTGAGATTACAAGTGTTGCAGCTAAAGCTAGTTTGATTACATCTGACTTTGTATCAGATCTAAACACATTAGCAGTAACAGATGTAGTAAATGATATCAATACACTAGCAACAAGCGATATAGTATCTGACTTAAATACTTTAGCTACTTCAGATATTGTTTCTGATATTAATACATTGGCAACATCGGATATTGTTTCAGACTTAAACACTTTGGCAACATCAGATATTGTTACTGATCTAAATTTATTAGCTACCTCAGACAATGTAACCAACATGGCAACACTTGGAGCATCTGGTGTAGTAACTAATGTTGCGACTGTTGCTGGTTCAATAGCAAATGTAAATACAACTGCTTCTAATATAGCAGGAGTCAACAGTTTTGCTGCAAGATACCGAGTAGCAAGTAGTGATCCAGGCTCAGACAATGATGCTGGAGATTTGGTATTTAACACTAGCTCAAATATATTAAAGGTTTACAATGGTAGTGCATTTGAAGATATAACTGGCTCTACCCTAGCAGGATTAACTGATACTAATATTACTTCACCTGCTGATGGCTCTATCTTGCTATACGACACAGGCACTAGCAAATACATTGACAATGTAATATCAGGCGATGCAACTCTAGCTGATACAGGAGCATTGACCATAGCGGCTGATGCAATAACAGGAGCTAAAATTGCAGATGATGCAATAGATTCAGAGCATTATACTGATGGCTCTATAGATACAGCACACATTGCAGATTTACAAGTTACCACAGCTAAAATAGCTGCTGATGCAATTACCTCTGCCAAAATAGCAGACGATGCTATATCAGAAGAACATTTAGATCCTACTATTATTAGTGCATTATCAGATACAACCATAGCAAGTGCTGACCACATAATGTTTTTTGATGCTACAGATAGTGCATTAAAGAAAGTAGATGCAGGTGAATTAATGTCATCTTCTGCTAGACCTAATGCACAACCGTTAATAATTAATGGTGATATGAGAGTAGCCCAAAGAGGAACAAGTGCGGCAAGTCTAAGCTCCGATTCATATTCTACTGTTGATAGAATGAAACAGAAATTAAATGATGCAGGTACATATACTGTAAGTCAAAGTACAGATGTTCCGTCTGGATATGGATTTACTAAAAGTCTGAAATATGATGTTACGACTGCAAAAGATTCTCCTTCTGCTGGTACATTAGGTTCATTAGATTATCATGTAGAAGCACAAGATTTGCAATTATTAAAGTATGGTACTTCAAATGCTCAAAAATTGACTTTTTCTTTTTGGGTGAAAAGTCCTAAAACAGGCACTCATATACTTTCTATTACATCACCAGATGGCAATAGACATATAGCAAAAGCATATACAATAGCAAGTGCTGACACTTGGGAAAAACATATTTGTAATTTTGATGGTGATACAAGTGGAACAATCAATGATGACACAGGTTCTGGTTTTCAATTACAATGGCTTTTAGTTGCTGGTAGTAATTACACAAGTGGCACATTAGCAACATCATGGGCTAGTTATACTGCTGCCAATGCGTATGTTGGACAAGTAAATTGTGCAGATAACACAGCAAATAATTTTTTTATTACAGGAATCCAAATGGAAATAGGAGAGTATACCTCAGCAACCATACCATCTTTCCAACATGAATCGTTTGGTAATAGTTTATTAAGATGTCAAAGGTATTATGAAAAAACTTATGGGGTTGGTGTTGCACCTAGCACATCAACATTTGAAGGAATAAGAATTACAACAGCTTCTAATGATGGGGGTGGTGTAAGTTATAATTGGCAAGGAATTAAAGTAGAAAAAAGAGCAACACCAACTGTTACAGCAATTAGTCATACAGGAGTAAGTGGTGTCTGGCAATCTAGTTCTACATCTGCTGCTTCTGGACAAAGAACTGCTACACCAACAAACATGAATACATCTAGTTTTTATATGGCTGTTAATATAACAGGAAATAATGTTGTTTCACAAAATTACGGACATTGGGTTTGTGACTCGGAGTTATAATTATGATTACAAAAGAAAATATAGTTTCAGTAAAAAAAATTAATAATATTATAGAAGAACTATCATGTTATAAAGTTATTTATAATACAGATATTGTGTCATCTGTACCTATTGATACAGCAAACACAGACTACCAAGCAATCCAAGAATGGGTAGCAGATGGTAACACCATTGCGGATGCGGATTAATGTATGCGCAGTCTAGCCTTTATAGTAATACTTGCTATAGTCCTGGCTTACATTGCTGAGTGTCAAGCAGCAGATTCTAATATCAGATACAAAGATATGCCTGTAACT